ATCCTTGATTGAAAACATCAGCACCTTTTACTTGTTTAGTATTTGCCATCGCTCTTGCAAGACCTCGTGCACGAAGTTTAGAGAATGTATCATAAAGATTATCCTCCATAGCTTCTTCTGTTACACTAAAGGCTAATGCAATTGTTTCTGCAGTATACCTTGCTGTATATGAATCCTGAGCGGTATCATATTGTACAGCAGCACCTTCGTTTTTAACTGGAGCTGAGCCAAAGCCTGTGAAGAGTACTTCTTCTTCAAATGCTCTGTCTGAGTTTTCCATTTCAAACAATGGTGTTAATTCATCCACAACTTCTCCGTATTCCATGCCGAATATAGCATTTAATCCGGGAACAAGTTGCTTCGCAATACTAGCTCTATTAATAGCAGCCATGTGATTTCTCCCTTTCTATTATGCTACGGCACCAGCACGAAGTGCATGGTGGATTAATTCTACTTCCAATGACGGATAAGCAGACTCGGCAGAATTGCCCGGTATTTCTTCATATCCAAGAGGACGTAACAGAGCTGTTGCTCCTGTTTTACGTGAACTAGCATCTAATGAGCCATTACTTTGACCTGTGATAGTAGAACCTGTGCCTATGTTAGCTTCGAAATTAAGAGTCATAATATCTCCAGCTGTTACAGACGCATCTGCTTGTACTATGAATGTAGCATATGGATCGTCACATACGTATCCTTTTGCTTGTGATCCGCTTAGTACAGCTGTAGAAGCCGGCCAATAAGCTGACCATGTTGGTGTTCCATTAGCTGCTGTATATTGACAGCCTTGGAATACTCCGATAGGTGCTGCGCCTGAATTAGCTCCATTTGCAAGAATCGTTAGATTACCTGCTGAAACTTCTACAAGAGTACCAGTATACATTGATGTGGCATAACCACTAGCAATATTATACATGTTTGTTCCTGTAGAGTTGGACGCACTACCCCATCTGCGAGACGGAACTAATCCGTTTGGTGATGCAGTATCTGACATCGTTATCTCCCTCGTGTGGTTAGTTAGTTACAAAAAAAATTACAGTACTAAGACGAGAACTTTGGCTGTCTTCCTACTGTAGTCTTACTCTTGCTACTATTTGAAATAGGCATTCGAGAATCATTGTTTGACATCAATTGCTGATTTACAGCATCCATCATACCATCTGATTTCTCTTGATAATACTTATTTCTGGCTTCTGCTTGTCCTTTGGCTATCTTGGCAAGGGCGACATCCCCTCGAACAACGCAGTTTTCATAGCGACCTTTGTCTATCACGAGAGACGTTGGTAACATTTCCGGAACTTCCTTTGGGTCTACAAACTCGTAACCTTGTTGTGTTTTTCTTCCCACATTTTTATAGTCATCATCTCCTTTTAAAGATATACGTATCCAACGTAGTGCCAGTCCTTGGCTTAAAAAGCGATCATAAACGTCATCTGGAATATCTAACAGATTAGGTTCTTCGTATGTGTACTCTCTAGTTTGTTCTTCTCTTGTTTCCGTATTACGTGATGTTTTCATTTTTTGCACCCTTCTATCCACGATCAATGTTAGTATACTCACCTGAAGATTCTGACTTTTTCTTCTCGGCTGCATACCTCTCTAAAGGTATATTCCACTTCTTAGCAAGGGCTACGTCATCTTGTGTTAACTTAACCTTCTTACTTTTAGAAGTAGGAGGAGTTCGTGAACTTCCTGCTACTACCTGTCGAGGGGTCTTCTCCGGTAGACCCTCCCCGAATTTATGAGGGAAATTAACTTTCATTCGATTGTCAACTTCATCATAAAACTCTGATGAACTAGGATCATATCCTTCTTGCTTCAGTTGAGCATCTATAGCTAATGCTGAAGCTGTCATGATTTGATCTTGTCCAAACCAATTGTTATCTGGCTTCTTACTCCACTCTATTGCCACCGGATCAAACTCTTGTTGTTGGTTAGCTTGAGGTTGGGCTTGAGCTTGCATCCCTTGAGATGGTGGAGCTTCTTCTATTTCTTTCTTAACACGTTCCAGATTACTCTTATCTTTACTAATATCATTTAAGTCTACTTGTGCTTTCGATATTGCTTCTTGAGAAGCTAACATCTTTTCTTTATTGCCACTATCATAGGCATCTAGATAACTTTGTTTTGCCATCTCTAAGTGCTGTTGAAGTAACTTTTCATTACTGGTATTAGCAGTCTCTCGAAGATTTAGAGTACCTTGAGTCATTTCTGATTGTTGTTTCTCTAAAGCTTCTATACGTGCTTGAGCTTTTATTAAAGCTTCTTCACGTTCTTTTCTTTGCTTAACCAGATGTTGTATTCTTTTAGAAGCACCATCAGTATCAATACCTTCTAACTCTGGTATTTCTTTCTTAGGTTCTTCTTTTACTTCTTCTTTTTCTTCAACAACTAATTCTACTTTTTCAATAGGTTCTTCATTCTCTACTTCAAAAGCTACTTCTTCTTTTTCTTTGGAGGATTTAGAAGTATCTATTTCGCTCCATTGTTCTTCTTCTGCCATTTTACTCTCCATAGTTTGCGAACACTAAGATTACGCATAGTTATTTTATACCATACAATATAGACTTAAGCAACTAAGTTAATGCTTGTATCCAATACTGATGGGTCTTTTATTGTCATTAACACTTGATCATCATATATTAATAACATCTTCACACCTTGATAAACAAACTTAGTACCAGTTAATTTACCATAGCATACATAGTCTCCTTCTTTACACCAAGGTCCATTAGGAAACTTGGACTCATCTCCATAAGATAAGCTTCCAGTTTTAAGAACTCTTCCTACAGTTGTAAGATAAGCAAGATCGTCTTGTAATTTATTAGGAATAATAATACCACCCTTAGTTTTTTTCTTTGCAGTAACAGGTCTAACTAAAATATGAAAACCGGGAATGTTTGGAAGTTCTTTTGGGTCAGCTACTTCTTCTTCACTTATCCAATCATCATTAGTTATAGAACCACCTAGATTAGGATTCATCATTAAATTTCTTCTCCTTCTTCAGTCTGCCATTTAATACCATTTTGTTTTTCTTTGTGCTGTTCAGGATCTACATCTGGTATTATCTTCCACTCAGTATCTTGACGAGTTGTCGGATCACAGCTTCCATAAACAATTTTTATATCTTCAGGCTTATCTACATTAAAATCTATAAGGTCATCATAGTAAGGACCTACTTTAGTTTTGAATGTAAGAGATAACATTCTCTCACAATTCTCTGAACTTAAATCTTTAGAGTAAGGTGCACTTTCAAATCGAGTACACTCCCCATTAAAACAGATGAGGAGTATAGCTACATGAAATAATTCAAGCATTAAAATTTAAACTCTTGTTCAAAAAATATAATACCATCATCATCTATGTTAGTATTAAACTGATTCATATCTTTACCAGTTTCTCTATCCCAACCAAATTTAAAAGTATTACCACTTACTTGTTTATATTTTCCAAACAATCTCATTTTACTTTTCTCATCTTCGTCCATGTCAAAATAATATCTGTAACCTGCTGACCAACCCGGAAGTGTACTGTATCCATTATTTACTTCTTGTGCTTCTGCTTCAACAGAAGGCTTCATAAATACAACACCACCAATTATTATTCCAGCAATTATTACAATCGCTATCCAAAACATTTTAGTCATCTTCTATCCTTTTTTTTATTATTGTCATAAGCTTGTCTTTTGATAGTTCAATACCACTTATAGTACCAACGATCTGCTTATAATGGTTATAGTCTTCTATTGCTCCTGATGCAAGCATATCTTTTAAGTATTCTTTTTCTTTATCAAAAGCATCTTTAATCTCGTCAAACATATCCATTAAGTTTTAGCTTTTTTCTTAGCCGTTGCACTTAACTCTTTTAAATGAAACAACTTTACAGAAGTCGGTGTATGGGTCTTTCCTGTATGAAGAGAACCATCTGCCATCTTATGAGTCTTGCCTTTAAATAAAGTTCCATTTTTTTTATAATGATTAACACCTTTCATGTTTTTTTACCTTTCTTTTTATTCTTCTTTTTATCCATGGCTATAGCTACAGCTTGCCTTTGTGGATAACCTGCATCAATAAGTTCTTTAATATTATAGTTAACAGCTTCTTTACTTTTACCTGTCTTTAAGGGCATCAGAATTTTCCACTTCACTAATTTTAATTAAGTTATCAATAGCTCTTTCAGCTTGCTTCTCATCTTTTTCATCTCCCTGCTTCTCAGCATCAAGAGCAAGACGAGCAGCTAACTCAGCATACTTAGTACTTATTTCAGTATTCTTTACTTCAAGTTTACCAGCTGCATCCAAAGCTTTAATAGCTACTTCATCTTCTTTAAGATTAACTTCACGATCTTTAATAGCTAAAGTTGCTGCATCTTTTGCTGCATCTATCTCTACTCTTTGTTCATCCAGTTCAATACGTGCTTTCTCATTCAGTAACATTTGTTGTTCAGGAGATACAGCAGCTTGCATATTCATATTAGCTTGAGCAATTTCTTGTGCAGCTTGAGCCATAACCATTTCCATAGTTTGTGGATCATTAGCAACACCACTTGCTTGTACCATACCACCAAGTTGTTCTTGGTACTGTAGTAATATATGTTCACGTATGTTAGCTTCAAGAAGAGGTTTACCCTGAGCCATTAAAGGATTACCACCTATTGCAGGGTCTTCCATGAATGCAGTCTTAAAGATAATATGTGCTTTATGATTCTGTCCCGGATAAGCTTTAATAGGTTGTCCTTGACTTAGTGCCATGATATCACCCATTGGATCTCTTGGTTCTGCTTTAGGTTCTGGTGGCATAACTTGTTCTAGATTAGGAAAGTTTAATGCTAGTAATACTTCACGATACAAAGCTCTTGTATCAAAAGTACCCGGAGGTGTTTGTTGTGCCAGAGATAAAGCCATCTGACTTAAGGCTGCTCTATGTGCACTACTTGGTATGTTAGGATCAGATACCGGTGATACATCTATTCTACCATCAAAGTCTTTTTTAAATATAGACATGTCTCCACCTATAACTTCGTAAGGATAGTTAGGAGGTAAGAAGTCATAATTAATTTGCGCCAGTAATTGGAACTCATCTTTCTGAGACTTGTGTAATCTTTTATGTATAGCTGTAAAGAACTTACTACTTGCCTCTATCAGAGCCATAGTAGTACCTACTGGTCCTGCATTTGTTGAATCTGCTATAACTTGTTCTGTAGAATCAGCAAACTGTCCACCAGTCTTTACAACAAAGTCCATCATAGCCATAAGAGTTTGTGATGGTTCTTTGTAGGGTAAAGGTATGATAGCTTTACTTAGGTCAATGCCGGTAGCTTCTACCTCCTTGAACTCACCCGGAGCTATAGGAGCATTGTCTCCGACCATTCTAACACCTCTTGCTTTGAAACCACCCGGTAGATTAGCAAACTGACCAGCATCTACTAGTGATCGCATGGCAGTTGTTGCTGTCATAGTTAAGTTACCAAGGAAATGTATAAGGCCTAGACCATAGAAACCAAAGCCCGGTACATACTTATAGTGTGTAAAGTGTAGTTTCTTCTGGAACTTAGGATCATTCTCATCATAGTTTCTACGTATACATAGTATCTTTCTAGATTCAAGGTCTGCTGTTACAACATATGGTATAGCTACACCTTCATCATCATCATCTAGATTTAAATAACAATGTTGTTCTAGTAAAGTATACTGAGGATCATTAGCTTCTCCTTGAGCCAGTCCCATAATCTCATCCATCTTGGAACCAATAGGAGTCTGTTCTGGTACACCAGCTTTAGGTAAGTCTACATCAGCATACATGCCACTTGCTATATCTCTTTTAATATCGTTTGGAGATTTGTAAATGACATGAGTATACCTATCTGCTCTACGTAAATCTGTTGCATAGTATGATACATAGAATTGGTCTATAGGTATGTACTCAGATACCGGACGTTCTAATGTCATATCATAATAAATTTTCTTGAAAGAGGAACCGACTAATGGTAAGTTAAAAAGCATTCTTTCAAACTCATCAAAATATTCTGGCATCTGATCAGTCAACTGGTAGTTCATGAACTGTTTAACACGTTGTGCTTGCATTTCACGTTCCGGTGTTACCTTACCTAGTATTGCTGATTTAACTGGTCCTCCTGAAGGAAAGAGTTCTTGGCTGGCTTTGGATTGAAACTTTACAGCTGATTCAATCAAGAGTGGGTGAACTGCAGTACATGCTCCTTCAAAAGGATCGCTTGTTTCTTGGAGTTTTAAACCAAGAAGATCGAATCCTCTTTCAAATGTTTCTTCCCATTCTGCTCGGGAATCTTTATCCGCTTCATATCCATCTATAACTTGCATACCTATCTCTTGTAATTTATCTTCATCAAGAGTATCTACTAAGTTATCAAAGTGTTCTCCTATCATAGGCTCCACTTCAAACTCTTCTTCACCTTCTATTTCAAACTCAACCTCACCATCTGGACCTAACTCTAACTTCTCTTCTAGTCTATCAAGTTCTATTGCTTCTTTAGTTCCATCAAATGGATTACGTTCTACAGCCATTATATTGTCCTTTGTGTATTATAATTATTATAGGGATCTCTTTCTATTCTACCACCTTGTGCATTACCTTGTGTTTTTAAACTCTCACCATGCTTACGAAGAGCATCTGAAAATTCTTCCATACGTTTACCAATACCACGCATTCCTTTATTTATTCCTTTTTGTGTTTTAGATTCTCTATACTCATCATTATCTAACATTTCAATAGATGCTCCAATAAAATCTCCATCAGCAATTAATTTTTTTGTTTTTTTCCAACCACCTAAACCACCTCTGAACCATGAACCTAACATAGGAACTCTAAGTTCTTCTGGTAGACTATCAAAGTTTGGAATCTGTTCTCTTACAGCAGGTAATCTTTTTTTAATATCTATAATTAAAGATTCATCAACTTGTGCATCAGACCATTCTGTATCTTCTGTTACATCTTCTCCTGTATGACCATAGCCTATTGTCCAAGGCTCATTCTCTTTTGTAGTAGGTTTATAAGCTTTATTACGTCTTCCTTCTTTTTCTTTTATATGATCAATGTATGCACTATAATCTTCTTCTTCTCTAATAGGTTTTTGTTTAGGAGGTTGTAAATTAGAGAATTGACTAGGCATTACTTCTATACCTTCTTCAACTACTTCTTCACCACCACCTGTAAATTGTCTTAGTATATCAAACAGTCCCATTAAAAATTCCAATACGTTTTGTTTTTACTTGGCTTACTCTCATACTCAGGGTCATCTGGATGTGTCAGATGCCACGAATCTTTTAAGTAATGTATAGCCATGGTCATTGCATCTACTTGGTCATCATGTTTACCATAGGGAAACTGTATTGCTTCTGCAAATAAATCTTCTGCCCAGTCTTTGTGTCTAGGTAAAAATAATCTTCCTGCTTCCATGATAGGGGTAGCAGCATGTACTCTAGCAATTTTATCACGATCTGGCAAGTAATCCAACACCGGTAGTCCAGCCCTACGTAAATCTTGTAGGAGTGACTGTCCTGATGCTTTCTTTTCTATTATACATATGTCTGGTCTGAACTCATCATAGAGTTCTTGTGCCACTCTTCTGAGGTCAGGATACTCCAATCTTTCTCTATGATTACCTAAGAGTATAAGACAAGGAGCGAAGTATTCTCTACCTTGATGATCTTCTACCTCTGCTTCAAAAACACCCCATGTTTGTATTACACTATAATCTGCAGTAGATCTTGTGGAGAAAGCTGTATCATATGTCTGTATTATCTTCTCACATGTGGGTGCATCTTCTTCATCCCATCTCTGTAACCATGTAGACTTTATGGAACCACCTTCATCTGGTGTAGGATTCTGCATATATAATGCATTCCAATACTTTGCACCATTGTTGGCACGTATCTCTGCTTCATCCATCTTAAGTATCTTGTCTGGTTTCCACTCCGGAAAATACGAACCACCTATAGGTAGATCCAGAAGATTAGCTGACTCTGCGTCCAGCCATGCTGGTATTGACAATACTTCCCATGGTGTGGTCTCTGCTGTTTGATTATTCAAGAGCCATCCACAGAGATC